TGACTGTAGCTGTAACTGTTGTTGCGTTCGAGTAAGCAGTTATAGTCATAGTTTTTTTATCTTTTCGTATTCTGACTCCAACCCATTGTGATGTAAATGTATTAGCACTTGCTGTTACTGTAACAGATCCAGATGTACCAGATGTAGATATTGTAGTAGCAGATGGTGCATATTTAAAATATGGTTCAAAAACAGGAAAGCCAGATGAATGAGTTGCAAATTCAAATGGTTGTACTGTAAACGATGTTGCAGATTCTCTAAATATTTTTCTTGTTGGTCTATTTCTATGTGTAATAAAAATACTATCTCCAAATTGTGCAAAATTTAATTCAAATAATTCTGCTGTAATCCAATTACAATTTGTTGTGTAGTTTGATGTAATAGCTGTACCAGAAGTATTATATACATCCATTCTTCCATTAGATAATATTATAATAGCAACTTCATCATCAGAAAATATAAATGGAATAATTCTACATTCTCCAGGTAATGTTGCTAAATAAGAAGTACCTGGTCTTCTCATTAAACCACCTTCTGCTAATAATGCAAAATTTTTACATTCTTTAGCTCCTTGAAAATAAGATGCAACATCTGTTCTATTTGCTAATAAAGGACTAAGTTCACCAGAAGAAAAATTAGTTATAACTGTTCTTAATGTTCTTCCCATTATCCATCCGTTCTTGTAGAATTACGAAGGTTAATAAATCTTTTTGTATCTATTACTTTTGTTGTTGTTTCTGCCGAGTCTATATTTTTAGCAACAAGAAATTGTCTTTCAGCTAGTTCTTTAAATTGTCTTATCATTGCTGAATCTCTAGCTACCGAACCTGCAAATACTGCTGCTAATTCATATTCTAATGCTAATCTAAAATGAGGTGGAAAATAAGATTCATCTACTTTGTAAATATAATCCATAATAAGTGAACTTGTTGAACCATAATTATTTACATAAATAAAATCTTGGTATCTTGAATAAGGTATTACATAGTCATTACAAGTAACTGAAATAATTTGTAAGACTTCTGGGCTTGTTGGCATTTGATATGCATAATCATATCTTCCTGCAGGTGTATTACTTAATAAGGATAACGATCCTTGTGTTGTAGCAAATCTCCATCTGTGTCTTGTTAATGAAGCTTCTGTTACGTCAGTATAAATATTAGATGCAACTAATGCCTCGGTGCTTCCATCAGAAAAAGATGAAATAGGACTTGCACCTATCATTACCAAAGCTCTTGCACATATATCTATACTTGTTGTTGCCATAATTATAAAAAAAATAATCTAGGGGGATTTCTCCCCCTAAATTGAAACTAGACTATGCTAATTTTGCAGTTGTTACAGTTGTTGCACCAGTTGCTGAAGAAACGACTATTAAGTCAGACTCCATAGTGCCACCTACACCAGCTGCAACAAGGATCATATCACCTTGTTTAAGCTCAGCGTAAGCTGAATTGAAGTAACCACTACCTACTATAGATGAAGTTGCATCTCCGTCAGTATAAAACCAAAGAGAATTGCCACTCATCTGTGCTACCTTTTTGATAGGATTGTCAGTTGCGTATGCCATATTATTATTTCCTTTTAGTTATTATTCTGCACAAAGTTGAACTCTAGCAGCATCACCATCGATTTGTACTGAACCTAAAGATAACATTGAAGTTATTAGGTGAGATACTTTCTCAGGGATGTAGTTAACTTCAGTTTTAACATCTGAACCCACTCCTAAACCAATAGATGATTTGTGGAATGCTAATGTTTTTCTATCTGAAGATGGTTTTGATAATCCAGAGTGTGTGAACCATAAAAAACCTAACCATCTTTTGGCAGTAATACCACCAGCGAATGGAAGATCATTAGGGCCTACATATTCTACTCTAGAGAATTGATCTATTGATAATAGATCAGACCATTGTTTAGGCCCAACTACCCAGTATCTTTGACCATCATCTGGAACGTCATTTCCGTTGAAAACTTCCATCATGTTTTTTGCTTTGATCAGAGTCATACCAGTTGCTGAACTTGATACGTTGTTTGCGATTGACGTTGCTCCATCTAGAGTGTCGATAAGTACTTGGTCAGTTTTTCTACCAAGTGCATATGCTGCTGAAGATGCTACAACTTGTCTTTCGTCAATGTTTACCTTTAACTCGTCTAACTTATCAACGTAATCTGCTGCATAGTAATCAGTTAAAGTTGCAGACACATTGCTGTGTGAAAGATCCATAGCAACTACTTCAGCATGTCTTGCTTTAGTATTTGCAGATCCTTTTGCTACTTTTTGAAATTTAACAGAGTTTCCATTGACACCGTTAACTGTTCTAACAAGGTTCTTAAGTTTGCTTCCCATTCTTTGGTAAGCCATATGAACTTCTGCTTCAAACTGAGTTATAAAGGCATTAGTTATTGATGTTGCCATTATTGTGTCCTTTGTTGTTATTGTTTAAATTACCGATTATCTTTTGAATGCAGGGGTTTGTTATCCAAGAAGGGCAAACATAAACATTTTAAAAGGTCTTAATTTAGAAATATTCTAAAGACTAGGTTATTGGCAACGCACATTAAATCCAATGTTTAGGAATAGTAATAACTTCTCCGTATTCTATTTCACCATTTTCATCTTCTGAGTAAGTACCAAACAAAGTAATAAAAGCATCTGTTTCTTTATAAATCCAAAACTCACCTGTTGTGCAAAGTGCAGGTTTAGCATTATCCATTTGTTTAATAGATAACCAACCTGTTTGACTTACACAGTCAAGCCATTTTAAAGGTTTCTTTAATCTTTTATATTTGGAACTAACTTTGTCCTTTATGTGCTTTTTCATATAACTCCGTTACCCTTCTTACATAACCAGGATCTCTTTTAGAACTATCCCAATAACGAGGATCATTTAACATTGCTTTTAAATCATCTTGCGTTGCTTGTGCATCAACTTGTGTATTTGATGTAGGCATATTTGAATCTTTGGTAAGTTTCATTATTTCTTCAACAACCTGTACTCCTTCAGCAGTTGCAGCTAAAGCAGAAATTGCAGAATAACCTTCTGGAGTTAAATGTTTTTTAGACCACATAGATGCAGCTTCAACTCTTTCTTTACCTGCATCACCAAGTTTTTGTTGTTCTAATTCTGTGTTAGGTAAATTAGCAACAGCATTATCAATAAAAGCTTTTACACCTTCATCATATTGGTCTTGTGATAAACCAGCATCTTTTGCAGTTTTATCCCACCATTGAACAATAGGCATATCTTTATCAATTTTAATATCTATTGAATTATCTAATTCTGGAACAGATAGCTTGTAAGCTTCTGGTACGTTTCTTAATTTTTCAGATTCTATATCTGTTCTTATTTGTTTAGTAAGATCTTCTGTTCTAGATCCTAATTTAGATTCAAGTGAATTATAACTTGCTGCTAAATTTTCTAAATTAACTTTGTTATTATCTGCATCCCAAAATTTATCTTGTATATATTCTGGTTTACTTGCTTCAGTACTATTAGTTTCTGTAGCGATTGGTGCTGTATTAGCATTATCATCTGCCATCTTGTTCTCCTTTTTTTTTTCTTGTTTTAATTATACCAACTAAAAATCTCATACCTTCAATATGAAATAATTGATTGCTAGTTACATTAGGCCCAGCAACTGCTTCAGTTGTAATTGATTGTAGGTATTCTAATACCTTTTTACCTTCGTCACCTTTAAATACATTTGCGAAATGTTTATTTAAGATCTCCTCATCTTTTGTAGATCTTGAATAACCATCTATGCTTGTTGTAATTTTAGGTTTTTCTTTGTTTAATGCATCCCATGTCATTCTATGTTCCTGGTGGAACTTCTCCTCCTTCTGGTGCTGATTGTTGTAGCTGAGTCATACGATCAGCTAATTGTTTTTGCTCATTCTCATCTCTAATAAGTTTTTCTGGTAGGTTCATTTTTTCTGCTAAATATTTTGCAGTTGCATTTTGATCTACAATTAAGTTAATCATTTGTGGGCCAAACGTACCTGCAATTATTTCATTGAACCTAGTTACATCTGCAACATCTTGTAAATGTTGAGCTTGTGCTAGAGGTGATCTTGGAGCTATTTTAACTTCCCTACCATTTACTTTAGGGATGTCTATTCTACCTTGTTTAGATAAAATTCTAATAATTCTTCTTAATAATGGATTAATTAATTCAGATTGTAATCTTCCAAAAGAAGCACCTATTTGTCTAGATAGATCTGCCATTCTTTCAGATACTTCTGTTGCTGTCATTGGAGTACCTTCTGGTCTTCCAAGAGCTTCCATGTATAAAGCTTTTTTAATATTAGTTCTCATATCATTTAAAACCAACTGAGCAACATCAAAGTTAGATGCTGCTTGAATTGGTAACAAACCTTTAGAACCTGGAGCTACAGGAATTAAAGAACCAGGTACAAGGGAAATGTTATCTGGATTTATTACACCATCGTCTTCATAAGTGTAAACACCACTTACTGACATTTGTGCATTTTGTAATATTAATTCTATAGTAAGGTTACAAGTTTTTATTGCACCCATTGCATTAAATACTGGCCCTCTACCATATACTTCTCCAGATGCTTTATTCCATCTAAATACTAAATAAGGATTAGATCCATCACCAGAGTATTCTTCTTCTAATAATATGTGTTTAGGGTTTTCCATAACAACACAGAATTTATATTTTTCTACATTGTCTTCATAAATTTTATAAATAGATTCTATAATCTTAATTTCTTTTTTTTGTTTAAGTGGATCAAAATTTTCTGGTACTTTAGCTTTAGGATATAGAATATTTATTTCGTGTGCTTTACAAATTCTAGTTCTATACACAGTATCAATTTTACCATCTGGGCCATTCATTAAACAAACTCTTGTTAATGGTACTGAAGTAAATTTAATTGGGTTAACTGCATCACCTTCTTCTACAAGAAGTATTCCTGTACCAATAGCAAGATCCATAAATGCTTCATGTATCTCTTGGTTAAAGTTTGATGTTTGTAATACTTGAAATACATAATCTGTAATTTTATCTAGCTCTTGATTAATAGCAGGTTTTTTTTCTGCTGGTATTTCTGATCCAGCTTGAAAGTCTGCCCATCTAGCAAACGTAGGTGTTATACCTGCTTGTAGTCTTGATGCAAATTCTTGTACTCCAACTACTGCAGTTTCATCAAAAATTTTATCATTTCTTTTTTGTCCTGGCGACTCATCATAAAAAGATTCTCTATTAGGTAAACAATACTCATAAGCTTCTTCAAACTTATCTTTCCAATAATCTTTAACACCTTGAGCTTCTTTATACTTTTTAAGTATTTCTGTAGCTCTATCTGCTGTGCCTTGATCTAAAGTATCTTGAGTATCAATGTATGCCATTATTTTTTTTTCTTTTTATTATTTTTTTCTTTAACATCCATCATTGCTTTTTCACTTGCACCTGGGCCATAGATATAATCTATTTGTGCATCTGTTGAAGGATACAAAGGATCTTTTTTTTTACCTTCTTTTATTTTGTCTTCCATCCATGCTTTTGTGTGCCATGTTTCATGTGCCATATTTTATCTCCTATTTAGCTGGATCAAAGTAACCTCGACCACCTGCATTACCAAACATTGATCTAGCTCCTTTTAATCCTTTTACTTTTTTATATTCATCTTCTTTTTCTTCTTCTGTTTTTGGATCTGTTTTATTTTCTTCTTGTTCTGATTCTGTTTCTATTTGTTGTTCTGTCATTCTTTTTGGTGGATCATTATCTTTACCAAAATTAGGATTTACATTTCCGTAAGCATCTGTTTGTCCAGACAATCTACCTTCTAAATAACCACCATAAATTTCATTTTGTTTATCTACTGATAAATTTTGAAATTCTGTTTTAGAATATTTAGTGCCTTTGTAAGTAACTCCTTTTTTAGAAAGAACACTATTAGAAAAAAAAGTTCTTGTTTTAACTGAACCTTTATTTAATGGATCAAGTAAAAGATTACCAACAAAATTAAGAGTCATAAATGGAGTGTTAATTTTATCTACTTTTCCAGAATTAATAAATTCTTTTTCTTTAGCTTGTCTATCTTTTCTATCTGAAATATCTTGTTTTACTTGATCGTCAGATTTAGCTTTGTATTTTTCACCTTTATTAAATGATTCATAAGATTGTGTGTTAGTAAAACCTGCATCACTTCCTTCTTCTTGTTTTCCACCATCATTACTCATTAGTTTAATTCCTCATCATTTTGGAAATCTTCTTCTTCAAATTCATCTATATCTTTGGGAAACATAATATCTTCTAGATCTTCCATTAAAGATTCTTCTTCTGAATGGATCTCTGCAATTCTATCTAAAATTTGTCTAGCTGTTTTTTTTGCCATGATTTTCCCTTTTTTCCCAAAATGGCTTATATCCAGCTTTTAGCAACGCACAATAAA